CGGAACTCGGCAGCAGTGTCACGAGTAGTAACTAACACATGCGGCAACTGGTACGCTCCGACCAAAGTGCCGGGTTGGGAAATCGTATTGAACACATGCGGCATCCACGAGCCCAACAAGGCCCCAGCCATGAAAGGCGAAGGATTCAACTCTATGCGAATCACAAATGTTCCCCTGAACAACTGAAAACCGCGTAATTTTTCAGCCCAGTCACCAGTGACCAAATACGAAGAAGGGTCGATCGTGGCTATGGTGCTGCCGTTGACGGAGGAACTGGCCCAATTGATGGCACTGAGCAAAATAGGTCTTGCCAGGAACTCAGAAATAAGGACATCACTGGAAGGACGCACGACAGACATGCGTGACCCTCTAGTGTCCGTGGAGACGACGGCGCCCGCCTCCACATAACAAGTAAGCCCATCCTCGTGGCAAACCTCTGTTGCAACAGGATTTAAGCCTTGCTTGTTGACGGTGGAATCGCCAGATTCCACCCTGTTGTGCACATCGGACTGGAAAACAAATCCATGTGCGTACTCTATGCACTGGCGTGCATGTCCCTTGTTATACTCATGGGACGCTGAGTTTGTGGTATGTACGACAATTAACCCTGTGTACTCGGGTATGCTAATATTATTCTTAGATGAGCAAGATAATGGAAAGGACCGCCCAAGGCCGTTTCCCATAATAAGTTTTGTCGTGGAAATCGCGCCACCGGTTCTAATTTTCACACCCGCCGAATGAACCAAATTCGGCGGATGGTCTTCGCCCCGCTCAAAACTCGTTTGAACGGGACTTGCAATTGGTCCACGCCACCTCAAAATCTGAGTTGGTGAGGACCTCGCCCTGCAGAATATGCATTGCCCGGGCTATTTCGGGAACAAACTTGTCGAACATCTCCTTCCCGTGGAAACTAAGTTCCATTAGAGAGTTCTCAACCATTTCGGTGTACTGTGCGGGGGTGACGCCCTTCTTCACAAAGTACAAACATCCGAAAATGGATTTATATTTCAGGGCAAGGTTCCACTGCCCTCGGGCGTACACAAAATGTCTACCCAACCACGTCTCTTCCTTCAAGACTTGATACGCGGTGCCAGCGCCGTCCTTCTTACTGGAAGTGGTGACGTCAGTACCAAACTCGCGATGAAAACCGTCCCTAAGGTCGAAGAAAGTGAAGTGCCACAAAACTGGACACCGTTGTAAGTTCAAAATGAAATCGTCGCCGTAGAAACTGCCTCCGACCTGATCTATGATGCTGGCGACGAGAGCCTTATCGACACGAACGCCACGGCCCTTCAAATTACGGGCCATGACATACAACGTGGCCACATAATTGTACAAGGAATTGAAGACCGCAGTACGAAAGTCGCCCGAAGGCATGGCACCGTTCATTTCGCATATGTACGATTTGTCGTCCGTGGTGACGACCATAAACCAATGCAACAAAGAGTCCATGCACTTGTCACGCATAGCAGCGCAGTGCGGTGTGTCGTGGGGTGTGTCCTTGTAGAAAATCTCCACCAGGATACCCAACTCACACATCACTGCAGCCAACAAGCTCTTGTCCCATTTCTTGTGGTCTCCGACGATGGTACGGGGACCATCGTATTCCTCGTACATGGCGGGCCCATCTTGGTAAGTGTTCGTGCCAACTGCCACCTTGAAGTCAAAACCTGTGATGGCGACGACAAACTGACCCAAGTACTTCTTGACCACCATGAGATAATTATTGTCCTGGGGCAGGATGGTTCTCGCAATCTTGCCCCTGCCTCGCAGCTCGTCCTTCAGACATTGAAAACCAAACAGAGCAAGAGTCTCGTGTCCCTTAGACACCTGGTCATCATAAGCGTTCAAAGTGGCGAAATACTCGAGGGACGACCTGCCTCCGAGATTATGCTCGGGCCACAAATCGTTACGGGTGATACCGACGGATCGGAACTGCAACCCGGCAGCCTTGGACAGGTCTATACCCGGCATATCGGGCCTCTCATTGACAAGGTCCTCATAATTGAGGATGGGAACATCTCGGTCGCCTTGGACACTGAGTATCTTGGACAACTTGTTCCCAAGGCCCAGCACAATAGTACGGAGCAAAACCCGGTCTGCCAATGGCGTGGCATTCATTCCGTAACCAGCAGCACTAAGTATAGTCATCTCGGTCTCACCAGGCGGTGATTTAAGCTGGGCAGGCAATTTGTCTTCAATGACGTCCACGCCCTCGGCTTTAAGCAGTTCGTTACAAACCTTGTACAGCTTGCCTCGCCCATATAGGCTGTGCGATACCACTGCCAAAGGTGGTTCCAACGTGCCAACGACCCTAGCCGGAAGGACCAAATTGGGCATTTGGACGTTGGTAGGGACAGCCAAAAACCGAGGCGCGCAGGCGCCGGTTATGGTGGAAAGCCGCTCAATGCCGCAATTAAACGAAAACAACGCATCGATCGCACCCAAGTTGCTGCTGATGGCTAGCGACTTGAACATATTCCTGGTAATGAAATTGGACAACGCCACATCTGCATGCACAGCCTTAGCAAAGTGTATGCCGTAAATGACACTCTCAGTTTTGCCTCCTTTGGTCAACTCGGGACTGCTCAACAGAACGGGTAGACCACAGTCGCCGACAACAGTCTTGGCGGGAAGCGACATAGTGTGGGGAATTTGCACGCCACTCATGTTGCGCACACCACCGTACGTGAGAATGGTGTCATGGAACTTGCCATCCGAGCGCAACATGGTGCCAGGATGACTGCCGCTGGCAAGCGTCTCGGCCAATCCTGCGTCGGAAGAATCCAACATGAACTTGGTGATGTCAGAATGCTCTCGGAATTCGCGAGGACACGTGACAATGACAATGTCACGTTTCAAATAGTCATCCCTGGTGGTAAACCACTGGTGGGACGCCGAAAACGTGAGATGCTTGGTGAACATATCGTAGAGCTGCACCACAATCTTATCCCGCTTGTACTTGTCAGCAAGCGAGTTCCACAGATGTGCATTGGTAACAAACGAACGCCCACATGCGAACAAGACATGGCCAGGTGTGTAACATCCTATCTCGGTTCCCACATCATCCTTGACCACAAATTTCA